TAATCATAGATTCCAAGTTACTGTAAGTTCTGCTGGTGTTGTAACATTCGCTCATATTGGTGCTGCTGTTATGAGTGCAGGTACGTTAGCTGCACCAAGTACAACAAAAGCATTTACTTTTGATAGTGGTGATGTGGTAGTTCCTTATTTAAGTATTTTAAGTACAAACCAAGATTCTGCGATACACTTAAAAGCTATTAAGATAACTCGTACACCTGGAATTAGTTACACAGACTAATAACTTTAGTGGGGGTAATTACCCCCACACTTTTATAAGGAGATTAATATGGGAACTCAAAGTGACGTAAAGGTCACCTTTATAAGTGACGAGGTTTTAGCAGATCCTAATGGCTTTTCTGCGTCAGCTCAAGTTAATGCTAATACCGCATTAGTTTTAGGTGGAGCTTTAGCCGATGGTGGTGCAGTAACTCTTGGTTCGGCAAGAACCGTTTCAATTACTTCTGGTGGTGACGATAGAAGTATATCTTTTACTGTTGTAGGCACAGATTTAGATGGGGCTTCCTTAACGGAGAGTATTACAGGAGTTAATGCCAGTGCAGCAACAGGATCTAAATTTTTTAAAACAATCGTTAGTATTACGCCTGTGGGTAACCCAGCAGGAACAGTTATAGCTGGAACAACAGCTTCGGCTGCTGATATAATCTTTGGTGGTAGAACTCGTCTTAAAGGTTATTCTATTGTTTCTGGCGGTACAGCAGGTGTTATTCAGTTTCTTAATGGAGAACCAAACGGAGGTGGTACTGCATTATTTAAAGCAAGAACAGTAGGAAAAGACAACACAACTATAGATAACACGATCCCAGAAGAAGGAGTAGTTTTTGATAGTGGAGTGTACGTTTTATATACAATAGCAACTACGGATATGATGAGTTTCTTTTACGCATAGGAGTACACTGTGGCAAAAAGAACTGAAAAACCAATAAAGACTTCTGTAAAGTCAGGAAACTTTCGGTCTACCAAATCTGGAGCAGGAATGACTGCAAAAGGTGTTGCTGCTGTCAATCGAAAAACTGGTGGTAATTTACGAACGGCTGTAACTGGGAAAGTTAAAGCCGGAAGTAAATCTGCGAAACGACGTAAATCGTATTGTGCCAGATCAGGAGGACAAATGAAGAAGTTCCCTAAAGCTGCAAAAAATCCAAACAGCCGTTTGAGACAAGCTCGTAAAAGATGGAAGTGCTAATGGCTATTTCTAGAGGAAACATGGAGGAGCAAGTGAGTAAACCAGGACTATACGCAAACATCAATGCTAGAAAGAAAAAAGGTATATCACGCACTAAAAAGAAGAGTACCATTTCAAAGACGGCTTATGCTAACATGAAAGCAGGGTTTCCTAAAAAGAAAAAGAAGAAAAAAACTTAACTACGAAAGGATTGCTATGTTTTATAAATTATTTGAATGGAGTCTGTCTTTTCTCCCAAAAGTATGCCAATGTGGTAAAGTGAAACAAGTGTCTGTCAAAAAAGGCAGAGGTAGACCGAAAAAGGATATTTAAATGCCTAATAAATTAACGCCTAAACAAAAAATATTAGCAAGTAAAGCTGCTCCAAAAAATAAAATAACAGGAGCTGATTTTGCAAAGATAACTAAAAATAAAAACATGAATACTTCAAAGAAAACGAAAAGTCCTGTCAAAGTGGAGATGCCGATCCGGAAAGCAAAGTACGGTGGAATGATGAATAAAAAGAAAGCTAAATAATGGCAACCTCAGGCTCAACAAATTTTGAAATAGATGTAGCAGAATATGTTGAAGAAGCATTTGAAAGATGTGGAATTGAGATTCGCACAGGTTATGATTTAAGGTCTGCCCGACGTTCTATGAACATATTGTTTGCAGACTGGGCTAATCGTGGTCTAAACCAATGGACGATAACACAAAGAACACAAGCACTTACAGCAAACAGTACACAGTATACTCTAAACGCAGATGTAATTGATATATTAAGTATGGTGGTAAGAAGATCTAATGTTGATTTTTCTATGACCAGAATCAGTAGAGATGACTATATAAGTTTACCTAATAAAACGTCTGTGGGACGACCTAGTCAGTACTTCCTAGATAGGCAGATAACTCCTAATTTAAAACTTTGGTCGGCTCCTGAAAACAGCACAGACGTATTGTTTTATGATGCACTTACAAGAATACAAGATGCCGATGCTTCTGCAAACACCGTGGATGTCCCTTTTAGATTTTATCCTTGTTTGACAGCGGGACTGGCTTATTATATTTCTATTAAAAGAGCTCCAGATAAAGTGCAATTATTAAAATCCATATATGAAGAGGAGTTTCAAAGAGCCTCGGCAGAAGACAGAGATCGAGCAACACTAACTATAACCCCTAGTAGTGTTTATTATGGATTAATATGAGATTTGCTATTGGAAAACACGCAAAATTTATTTCAGACCGAAGTGGGTTTGCGTATCCCTATAGAAAGCGTGTAAAAGAATGGAATGGTAGTATTGTCCATTCTTCTGAGCTTGAACCAAAGCACCCTCAGTTAACTCCGTCCAGACCTCCGTCAGAACCAGAAGCTCTTTTTCAAACTCGACCAGACAGGGTCGAAAATGAAATTGAAAGGCTCTTATTAAGTAATCCTTTTTCTTCAGGAGCTTTTAATTCAGCTACTATTACGGTAACTGAAAGAAGCCATGGAAGATCTACGGATGATGTTGTTCGTTTTAGAAATGTGAACGCCTTTGATGGGTTTAGCATATCTGTTTTGCAACAAGCCTTAGGATATAGTATAACAAAAGTAGATGATAATTCGTACACCTTTTCAGCCAATGGTGAAACGGCTACATTAGGAAATAAAAAGGGTGCAGGAACAATCGTAACAGCAGGTCCAATAACGGTGGCAGGATAATGAGCTATACATATACAACCTTAAAAACTTCTATACAAGATTATACAGAAACTTCAGAGACCAGCTTTCTCTCACATCTACCCGACTTTATTTTAGCCGCTGAAGAGCGAGTGTTTAAATCAGTTGATTTAGAATATTTTAGGAAAAATGTAACAGGGGCTTTTACTTCTTCTGATCAATATTTAAGTGTGCCAGATGATTTGCTTGCACCTTTTTCTTTGCAGATCACTACTGCTGGATCAGAAACCTTTTTATTAGAAAAAGATGTAAATTTTATAAGAGATTATACCCCCAATGCTTCTACAACAGGAACTCCTAGATATTATGCACGATTTGATATAGATCATTTTATAGTCGCTCCTACTCCTAACTCGGGGTATGCTTTGGAGCTTCATTATTATTACAGACCAACGAGTCTAACTCAGAGCCAACAGATTTTAACTGTTGCGTTAAGTAGCAATTTTACAGATGGCGAAACCATTACAGGCTCAACTAGTGGTCAAACTACAATAACTAAATCTAAACCTACAAGTACAAGTTTATCAGTGGTTGTGCCTACAGGAAGTTTTACCCTCGGAGAAACTATTACAGGATCATCTAGTGGTGCTATCACTACTGTTTCAGCGATTGGCTCAGATTTGACTACGACGTGGTTAAGTGAAAATGCAATTAATGCTGTACTTTACGGATCAGTGTTTGAAGCCTACAGCTATTTAAAAGGTGAAAAAGATTTATTAGATCTTTACAATGGCAGATTTTTAGAAAGTGTGGCAAGATTGAAAGATCTTGGCGAAGCAAGAGAAAATGCTGATGCTTATAGAAGAGGTTTACCTCAATCAAGGAGAACATAAGTGGCACTTGTACTAGCGGATAGGGTTAAAGAAACCACAACAACAACGGGAACATCAGACTATTCTTTAGGAGGTTCTGAAACAGGATTCCAAACTTTTTTAACTGGAATAGCAGATACTAATACCACTTATTATTGTTGCACAGATGGCGTTGATTTTGAAATAGGAGTAGGATCGTATTCAGCTTCTAGTAATAGTATTGTTAGAACAGCAATTCTTTAATCTAGTAACAACGACTCCGCTGTAGTCTGGACAAGTGGTACTAGAACTATATTCTGCACCCAACCTGCCGAAAAAGCTGTCTTTCTTGATGCAAGTAGTAACATGCCT